GACCCGCCATACGGAGATGGGTGCGGGTACGGTCGCAACAATAAAACGATTTTAAATAATGAGGATGAAACGATAAATTATAAAATTTTGCCGATTTTGTATGATGTTTTAAAGCCCGATAAAAGTTGTTATTTATTTACAAATTGGAAATTTGAACACAAATTAAGAGCTTTTATTGAATCCGAAACCGATTTCAATATAAGGATGTTAATTTGCATTGTAAAAAATAACTTCGGACTCGGGTTCGGGTTCAGAAATCAATCGGAATATTGTTTAGTTTTGGAAAAAGGAAACCCGAAGTATAACTTAAACGATTTTTCAAATGTTTTAAAAATGCAATTTATTCAACACGATGAAGAAACACATCCTCATCAAAAAGGTTTGTATTTAATTGAAAAAATAATAAAACATTCTTCAAACGCCGGGGATTTGGTTCTTGATTGTTTTTCGGGTTCCGGCACAACGGCAATCGCCTGCAATAGATTAAAAAGAAATTTTGTCGCTATTGAAAAAGACGAAAAATATTACAATTTGAGCGTTGAGCGGTTCAAAAACGAAACGGCTCAACAGAGTTTATTTTTGCTATGATTGAAAAATATTTAAACAAAATCACTTTTGCTGATTGCTTGGATGTGATGAGGGAACTCCCGGACAAATGTATTGATTTAATCTTGACCGACCCGCCGTATGGTGAGGGAATGTCCAAAAGGGGAACAATCGGTTCATCCAATAAAGGCGTTGTTAAGGATTACGGGAAAAGCGATTGGGATAATAAAGTTCCCGAACAGGTTTATTTTGATGAGATGTTTCGGGTTTCCAAAAATCAAATAATTTTCGGCGGAAATTTTATGGCAAAAGAAATCGGGAAAAATTCGCCGTGTTGGATTGTTTGGAACAAAAACAATACAGGAAATTATGCCGATTGTGAGCTTGCTTGGACGTCTTTTCAGTCGGCAATCCGAAAGTTCGATTTTACTTGGAACGGAATGATTCAAGAAGATATGAAAAATAAAGAGTTTCGGATTCACCCAACCCAAAAACCCGTCGGGCTTTTAAAAAGGATTTTAAGGGAATATTACAAAGAGGGCGTTGTTGCGGATTTCTTCTCGGGTTCGGGGAGTGTTGCGGTTGCCTGCTACGATTTGGGGATTCCTTTTGTCAGTGTTGAAAAGAATTTAAAACATTATCAAGATTCGGTTAAAAGACTTGAAGATGTTATGGCTCAAATGAGGTTATTTCCGAAATGTTAGAGAGTTTGAAAAATAAAATCACTTTGGGCGATTCGTTGGAAATTTTGAAAAAGCTCCCGGACAAATGTATTGATTTAATCTTGACCGACCCTCCGTATGGAATCGGATATTCTTTAAAACCTCATTCCGGCTCAAAAATGGCGAAAAAATCTTGGGATAATAAAACGCCGTCAGATGAATTTTTTTTAGAAATGTTTCGGGTTTCCAAAAATCAAATAATTTTCGGTGGAAACTATTTTCCGATTTTATGGAGATATGGTGGTCGTGGTTTTATTTTTTGGAACAAACATACTTTTGTTCCGAATTTCGCAGACGGCGAATTGGCGTGGACTTCATTCGACAGAGTAGCGAAATGTTATGATTTCCCGTGGTCGGGTTTTATTAAAACAGGCGAAACCGAAAAAGCAATTCACCCAACCCAAAAACCCCTCCGCCTGATTGAGCGAATATTGAGGGATTACACCGCAGGATTTGCGGGGGGGGGGGCTAATTGCAGATTTTTTCAGCGGTTCCGGCACGACGGCGGTTGCTTGTTATAATTTGGGGCTTGATTTTATCGCCGTTGAAAAGGACGAAGAATATTACCGTTTAAGCGTTGAGCGGTTAAATGTTGTTCAAGCTCAAATGAAATTATTTCGGGGAGTTTTTTAAAATGTTCAATATCGATGATAAAGATTTCAAAATCTTAGAAAAAAACTTGAACGATGTTCATAAATACGCTCTTGTCGATACGGTTCGTTCAACCTTGAACGCCGAAGCATACCAGACAATGCAAAAGTACAAAAAGAATGTTAATAACGAACTTTTGATAAGAACGCCGAAAAATAACATTGTTACAAAATCAATCGGTTACGACAAAACAAGTTTTTCCGAAAAAGATATTGACAAATTAGAGAGCAAAACGGGACAAAGGGCGGAATTTTACGGCAAGGAAACGAGCCAATTAAGGAAGCAGGAATTTGGCGAAACTCTTATTGCAAAAGGGAAATATACGCCGAAAGCGACAAAATCCACCCGTGGCGGAAGTTATCGAAAAACAGTTCCAAAAGAAAATTTGTTGGCAAGGACGAACGCTCAAAAGATTGAAGATATTGCAAAACACCCCGTAAAAGGCGATATTGCAAAACAATTCCGGCAGGTCGTGGCGGTTGTCCATACTACGCACAAAACGATAAATTATATCCCGGACGGCGAAACTTCGGGACATAAATTCGGAATTTTCCAATTCAAAGACACGGGAACGGTTAAGAAAAAAGACGGAACAAGGAAAATCAAAGGACATTCGGGGAAATTGCTTTATTCTTTCAAAGAAAAAGAACAGCAACTCCACAAACGCCCGATGTTAAAGCCTGCAACCGATGAAGTATGTCGCAAGGGCGGCGAAATCTTCAAAGATGAAGCCGAGAAAAGGTTGATAAAAGAAATGTCAAAAAATCTCAAAAGTTAAAGGAATAGCGGAACTTAATCCCCGTTTTGTTTCGTTATTCACGGGGACAAAAAATGATTTTAACGAAAGAAGAGTTTCAAGAACAATTTGAGTTCAATTCTGCTGCGGGTGTTTGCCGCTTAATCCGGGAAAAGAAAATCAAACTCAATGAAAAAGGCTTGATTGACACGGACGAAGAGCCAAACGCCTCGTATTGCCAAAAACGTAAAGAGCGGCTTAAAAACGCTAATTTAAAAAACAAAAAAAATAAAAAAGAAGAAAAGCCGGCAAAAAATTATAAATCAGCAGACCAGTTGGCTCTTGAAATTGATTATTTAAACGCCCGCTTGGATGAAAAACAACAACGCTCGGCGTTAATCAAATTAAAAATCGCAAAAGAGCAAAAAGAAGTAATTGAAACGGATGTTTTAAACAGATGTATTCAAACGATTTTTGCCGATATGATTAAAAACTTGACGGAGCTTCCCTCTATTTATGCCGCCGATTTAATTAAAATTGCCCAAACAGAGGAAAAGCCGAAAGAGATTATCGTTGAATTTTTAACCCAAAAAATTACATCAAATATAAAAAAGGGGCTTGAATCGGCAAAAACAGCGGCTAAAAAGTATTACGAGGGCGAAGCCGGTGCGGAAACGACAACCCGTTGAGGGTTGGCGTTAAGCACTACGACGGCGACGTAAAAGTTTGCGGATAGCAAACTTCACAGGAGCAGAGGGCGAAAATGACGGCAACATTAAGTAAATCAAGGCAAATTGACAAAGTCTTTGATATTGTGGAAGCTCTCATTCCGAATGATTCTTTAATTCCCGTTTCCGAATGGGCGGAAAAGAATCGTTATTTAGACACAAAGGCATCGGGACGGAGCGGTTCTTTTGATTTTACAAATGCACCGTATTGCCGGGAAATCGTGGACAGATTTTCTAAAAACGACCCGACACAAGAAATCGCCGTGATGAAAGGCGTTCAATTAGGGCTTACGACTTCGGTCATTGAAAATACAATCGGTTATACAATAGACCTTGACCCGTGTCCGATGATGTTTGTTTTTCCGAATAAAGACCAAGCGGAAGAATACAAAAAAATCAAAATCGACAATTTGATTGATAATTCGGATTTGCGTTCAAAAATCACAGCCGAAACCGACAACAAAAATTCAAGAAGAACAGGCGATACGGCTTCTCTTTTGGAATTTAAAGGCGGATTTTTGAAATTCGTTTCGGCAAACAACCCGAAAGAACTCCGTTCAACGCATATTAAAAAAGCGTTTCTTGACGAATTGGACGGTTATTCGGACGAATTAAAACAAGAGGGCGACCCCGTCCAAATAGTTTCAAGCAGAACCGATACATATATCGAACTCGGGCGGAAACTTTGTTATAATTCAACCCCGCTTTTAAAACATAATTCAAAAATTTACGCTTATTTTTTAAAAGGCGACCAAAGGAAGTTCTTTGTTCCTTGCCCTCATTGCGGACAGATGCAAGAACTTGTTTTTTATAAATCGGACGGCGGCTTGTATTCGGACGATTTGGCGATAGTTGAAAAGAAAGTAAAAAGAAAACCTTACGGAATTTTATTTAACCCGGAAGAATGTCGGGACGGTGATTATTCTTCCGTCCGTTATCGTTGTAAACATTGCGGCGGGGAATTTACAGACGATTACAAGCGGACAATCGAAAATAAGGGAAAATGGATTCCGACAGCTCATTCAAAGATTCCGTTTTTCGTTTCTTACCACATTTCGGCTCTTTATTCTTTAACCCGCCCTTGGTGGATGATTGTCCGCCGGTTTATCGAAGCCGGAAACAATCCCGCAAAATTGCAGGTTTTTTACAACCTTGATTTGGGGCTTCCGTTTGAAGAAAGAACGGGCGGCGTTGAATATCAACAAGTTCATAGATTAAAGGATTTAAAAGCCGAAAGAAACGTTGTTCCGAAAGATGCCTTATTTATGACTTGTGTCGCCGATGTACAGAGAAACCGTATTGAAACGGAGATTAAAGCATACGGCGACCGTTTCAGATGTTGGGGAATAGACCATAGAGTTTTCTTGGGCGACACAAACGATATTTACGACCCTTGTTGGCAACAATTCAACGCCATAAAAGACGAAATCTTTACGGACGGTCGAAAAGTTGATATTCAGCTCGTGGACTCCGGCGACGGCGAAACTCAAAGTGCGGTTTATGATTTTTGCGAAACATTCGGCGACGGGATAATTCTTCCGCTTAAAGGTTTAAGAATAACCGAGCGGACAAAAGAAACAATGAAAATAGCAGATCTGCCGAATTATAAAAATTTATCGCTCGTTGAGATTTATGTTGATTTTTATAAAAACCGTCTTGCCCGATATTTTTCCCAAGAAGAACGTTACGATGAAAACGATTACCCGGACGGGTGGCATACTTTTGCAAGTTCTTACACGGACGAATATTTCAGACAGCTAACAACCGAACAAAGAGTTAAAACAACAACTCCGGCGGGCGGTGTAAAAATTCAATGGATTAAGCACGGCAGAAACGAAGCGTTCGACTTGAACGTTTATTCTTTGGCGGCGGCGGATTTGTATATAAAAAATCTTTCGCTTTACGTTTTGGGTTTGGATTCGCCCGACTCAAAAGCCGTTTTTGATTATTTGAAAGCGATAAGAAGATTAAATTAAAGGAGGTTTTTCAATGTCGGTTACGGGATATGAAATTTCGGAACTTAAAGAAATAATTTCGACTTTAAAAGAAGCGTATAAAAGAGCGATTGCATCGGGCGGTGTAACTTCTTACTCTTTATCTTCCGGGCAAGGTTCAACGACCGTTCAAAACGCTTCTTTGGTTTCAATAAGAAATGAACTTACATATTTTACACAATTACTAAACGAGGAAAAAGAATACGGTTCGGGTTCTCATTGTATTTGTGTTAGGGATTTGGGGGTTGGATAATGGTTGTAAATTTACTTTTTAATCCGTTTAAATCTTTCAAAGCGAAAAAACGTTCCGAACCTCAAGCGGCAATATACCCTGCGGGGACGTTTTGGGGAATAGATTTTGACGGAGAACAAGAACCGGGAGCGTTAAATTCAACATATATTTACGATGTCGATTATTACGAAATGGCAAAAAGAGCTTACACGCTCGTTACAATAAATGAATTTGCCCGAATAATGGCGTTAAGATTGACGGAATTTGTTGTCGGCACGGGTTTAAAATTACACCCGACACCGTTAAGAAATCTTTTAAACCGAATGTTTAAAATCTCAATCCCGGAAGATTTTTCAAAAAACGTCCAAGAACTTTGGAGCTTGATTGAAAACGACAAAAATATTTCAATCACAAAAGACCAAAATATTCACGGATTGGCGAAAACGGTTTTTTACAACGGATTAGTCGCAGGCGATATTTTGGTTGTAAAAAGAATTAAAAACGGATGTTTGGAATATCAGCTTATAAACGGTTTGTCCGTTCGTTCTTCAAGGTCGGTTTCCGACAATAAAAACAAAGTCATTGACGGTGTGGAAATCGATTCAAACGAACAGCCGGTCGGTTATTATGTAATCAACAAAGACGGCTTGGAACAATATATTAAAGCCCGTGATTCAAAAGGGCGTTTAATTGCTTGGCTTGTTCCCTGCGGCGTAAAAAGATTAAATTCAACCCGTTCATATTCTTTGTTCGGGGCGATAATGCAAAAACTTAATAAAATCGGGCAATATTCAAACGCCGAAGTTATGGCGGCGGAAACAAACGCCAAATTTGCGGCTTGGATTGAACAGGACAAAGACTCAACGGGCGTTAATCCAATAAAAAATCTTCCGACACTTAACCGCATTTTGGAAAATCAAGGAATCGGAACATCGGAAGAAAGTTCGGCTCCGGCGGGAAGTATTGAGCGATTTAAACAGTCTTTAAAACGAATTGCCTCCGGCTTGTTTATCCACATGCCCAAAGGTCAAAAATTAAATTCGTTCGATACAAAACGCCCGAATGTAAATTATGCGACATTCCTTGATGCCTCTATGAAATACAATACGGCTTCGTTTGGAGTTCCTTTTGAGGTTGCTTTAATGCAATTTTCAAATAATTTCTCGGCTTCAAGAGCGGCTTTAAAGATGTTTGAAGTTATTTTGCAAAATAACCGCCAGTTTACAATAGTTGATTATTTCTATCAACCCGTTTATGAACAATTTTTTGAGCTTGAGTGTTTAAAAGGAAATATTCAAGCCCCGAAATATTTGGAATTAAAAAACGATGACGGTTATTTGGACAACGCTTACACAAGAGCGAAATTTGTTGGGCTTAAAATTCCTCATATCGACGAGGTTAAAGAAGTAAACGCCGTTCTTTCAAAAATAAAGGGCGGTTTATCGACCTTTGAGCAAGGCTTGGAAGATTTGGGTGTAACTTCGGACTTTGATTCAATTATTGAACGCCGAAAAATTGAAGAGGAAAAAATTAAAAAAGCCGGATTGAACTTTGAAACTTTATTCGCCCCGGACGGCGGCAGTTCGGACGATGAGGACACGGAATCCGATATAAAAACAGGTAAAAAATAAGGAGAATTTAAAATGGCAGAAGAAAAAATTAAAGTTTCGGAATTGCCGGAACAGGAACAAAAAGAAATTATCGCAAAAGCGTATGCAGTCGGCTTAAAGGGTGTTTTTAACTCTTGGAATGTTGAAACCTTGAAAAATAAAATCGCGGAAGCCGAGGGGAAAACTGCAGATGAAGCAAAAGCGGAAGAAACAAAATCCGAAGAAACTCCGGCGGATGAAGCAAAAGAGGAAGAAACAAAATCCGAAGAAACCCCGGCGGATGAAACAAAGACAGACGAAACAAAAGCGGAAGAAACTCCGGCAGATGAAGCAAAAGAGGAAGAAACAAAATCCGAAGAAACCCCGGCGGATGAAACAAAAGCAACAAAAAAAGAAAAACCTCAAAAGGCGGCAAAAAAGGATAAAACAATTCCGGGCGAAAAGCTCCCGAAAGCAAAAGAAGTTAAAAAGGTAAACGGAATTTGTCATATTTGCGGTTCAAGAGTAGAAAACGGCGTTTGTACGGGCTGCGGTTTTTCTAGGTAATTCGGAGGACACGAAATGACAATAAATATTAAAGGCGTTATCGGAAGTGATGTAACCGGGCAGGCTTTTGCCGATAAATTGGCAAGACTTCAAGGCGACATTGATTTTGAAATTGATTCGCCGGGCGGTTCGGTCTTTCACGGAATTTCGATTTATAACGCCATAAAAAATTATAACCGAGGGAAATGCCGCATGCACGTTGTCGGTGATTGTTCTTCAATGGCTGCTTACATTATGTTAGCAGGCGACGGCGATGTTGAAT